GGCAAAACTTCTTTTCCCAAAATACCACCACTAAACGTGCCGTCAATTTCAATTTTATCCAGCTCCTGACAAAGTTCTTTTCCTTTCTCATGTCCGAAAACTTTGTGCATCATATTGTACAGATTTCTCTTGTTGATCTTTAATATTTCATTCATTATTTCCCCCTCTTATCAAGCCTTACTTTCTTGCTCTTAAATGCGAAATGCACACGATTATCCTTGTACAGGATTATCTCATTACAATTATTTCCGAACTCTTTTTCCAATAATACCTGCACTACTTCAACAGGCACAGCAACCTCATTGCAGCCATGCATCACAGCAAGTACAAAGTCAAGTGCTTTGCCTTCAATGTGTAAACTGTTCTCAGCACCGCCTACTTCCTTATTATGCTTTTCGCATCTGTGTCCAGATGTAATGTAAATCACAAAATCTACAAACGCTTCTGAAAAAAGTGACGCAGTTGCTCTCAAATTGCCGAAGACTTTTAATGGAATATCATCACATCCGCATTGACAAAAAAGATCTTCTGCTGTTATTTCTTCTGTTCGCAAGTCAATTCTTTTCATCTTTTCCCCCACTCTTTTTGTTTAGTAAATTTCACCCAGCTTTTCTTATCTGGCTTTTCCTTTTTCTTCGCTTCTGAGTTACCACTTGTTGCAATCCATTGTATCGGTACGAAATACTCACATCTTAGTATTCCTTTGAGTCTCATACATTCATAATTCATTTATCCACCTCCTTATTAATCAGATCCAGTTGTGTGCAATGTTACAAAGCAGCAAGTCTATCACAAAAACTGTCAATTTCTTCATCTGTCATCTCCATATTTATATCTTCAATTACACGGCTTACAATATTATCCCAATAAAGTTCTCTAATCTTCCAATCAGGCGTATCTATATAATGTTTTTCACCGTTAGCAGTATAGTGGTCTAACCATTGGTTAATCATATCTTCCAATTGACCATCCGGTAAAGAACTGCATGACTTAGTTTCTTCTGTTCGCAAGTCAATTCTTTTCATGTTGTCACCTCATACTTTTTTTTCTTTTTATATATCCTGTCAGATTTGTTTTCGTCCAATATGCAATACATAGCACAGTTAATCGGAAGTTTAGCTTCACGTGCTTTTCTTGTTAGCTCTGCATTAGCTGCTTCCGGGCAAGTTTCAAAATCTGGACAAGATTTCTGATAACAGTAAGCACGGTCTTTATAGCACATCATTGCTTTACCTCCTTTGCATCAACAGCCAGCTCTTCATCAATCCAGCCGCGAATGTCCATGCCCTTAGATTCTAACCAGTCAAGATGCCATACTCTGTAATAGACATTAAAACCATTATCAAGAAAACCAAATTGTGTAAATCCGGATATATTATTTCTTTCCAGTTCAAAATGTTTGCAAAACTCGTTTTTTTCTTCATGTGTCATATCGTCAATATCTCTGAGGATCGGTTTGCAATCTCCGGCATAATGAAACTGCCTACAGGAATTAACATTGTTTGTAACAAGTTCGTCATATTCACCGTTTGTATTAATTCCAATTAGTTTAAATATACCGTTAGTTGTTTTTATTTTTTGACCTATCATCCTTCCCCACGATCTAGCATCTAGTTTTTTCATATGTGCCTCCATGTTTTACGCTTTATGCACATTTCTATAGTTTTCCAGATTTCTTTCACGATAGTTGCCTCCCTATGGCAATTGTTAATAAATTTCTTTATCAATAACTGCCATCCTGTACAGGGAGGACAACTAAAGATGCACAAAGTATACACATTGCAACACATATGTCAAGCAGTCTCCAGTCCTGCACGGTTAATTTATTTTCCATTGCCATCATCCTCCTCTTCAACTTTTTTTAAAGTAACTTCTCCGACAAAATCATAATTTTCCATATACCACTCTTCTGTCTGTTCGCAATCCATTGATTTTTCACAGACGCAGCATTCTGCTTCTTTATTTTCGTGCAGACATCTATAGTTTTCCCTGTTATCGGTTTCTGTAAAATGCGATTCGGAGACTACTTTTGCACATCCAATTGCTCCGCTCATCACTTCCGGAGAAAAGCCTTCGTTTTCTTCGTATGAGTTTCGTATCCACTCATCGCATAGCTTCTTTGCTTCTTCTTCCGTTTTGCACCACTCATACAATGATTCTTCGTTATTGTAAACAAGATATTTATACATTACTTCGCCTCCTCAACCTTCTCTTCTGTATCGTCTTTGGTCTTGTTCATATCGAATGTTTTTCGCTGTCTGTACTCTTCTTTTTTTCCTTTGTTCCAGTTCTGCACTGGACGGTAGTATCCGACAACTCTACTATACGTTTCCATCGGTAAATTGCATTTCACTTTTGCCATAAAATTTTCCTCATTGCATTGTTTTATTTCTTTTTTTTAATTCTTCACTGACAAGCTGGAACCTGCAATTTTCGTCAAGCATACTCAATAAGTTAGCTTCCAGAAAATTAACATATTCAGAAGTAAATCTGCCTTGGGAATCCTTGCAATCCTGTTTTCTGCCTGTCATATAATCTTTTCGTAATAATTCTTGTAGCTTCATTTTTTCCCCCATTTCCTTCTGGCATATTCTGCAATCGCGATAGCGTCAGATCTTCCGTCAAGCAATCCGCCACGGCAACCATATATATCAGGGTCGAAAAAATTCTGATTAACAAAATCCGCTGTTGTTTGCTTTTTCTCTTCTGCTGTGCCTTTTATTTCCAGTTTCAGAAATTTTTTCCACGTTGCCGGAGGAACTATTTTAAAAATATAGCAGTTTGTCATAGAGCTTATAAGTTCAAGGGCGTTTATTATATCTCTGTAATTCATGCCAGAGGCAAAAGCATTCTTTGTTCCAGACGTTTTCATCGGCTGTGGTTGTTCAAGTGCTACAATGAATTTTTCTTTGCTCAGAATCGCATTGTTAAGCGTTTTTGTTTTAATAAATAAATTAAAAGTGTCGCAAACCTTACCCTTTAATAATCCAGTTTTTCGTACGGCAAGATCAATTACTTCAGCAGTGTTTTCATTGTCTCGGATTATTGCAATTGCTCCTGTTGCTCCCGGGTCTATTCCTATATACAGCATAATCCCCCCCCTCAGAATGGTAAGTCATCATCATTATCAACAAAATCCCTAACACTGTCCGGAGTAGATTCAGGAAGTTTAGATTGTTTTTCAGAATTATGTAAAGGATTATAATATTGTTTTTCACCGTCTGATGTCTGTTTCGAATCCAGAAACTTAATTGTGTTGGCAATAATCCCAGTAGTGTACTTCTTGCCGCTGCCGTCTTTAGATTCATATTCCTCTGTTTTAATTTTGCCTTCAAGATACAACTTACTTCCCTTCTTAACATACTGTTCACACAATTCAGCAATTTTTCCGAATGCTGTTATCCGATGCCATTCAGTTTCTTTTTTATCCTTGTATTTTTCAGTTGTTGCAAGCGAAAACTTGCAGATACATAAGCCTGAATCAGTGTTAAATGTTTCCGGATCTTTTCCGACATTGCCAATTAATATTACCTTATTAAGCATTGTTTTGCCTCCGTTCTGTTATTTCTCTTATTTTTGTGTTCGATTCATAGATTTCATCATAAAAATGTTTAATATCTTCGTAAATCTCAGCTTCCAGTTTTTCAATCAAGTCTTTAAGATCATTTTCCTGCTTCTCTAATTCAAGCCATTTTTTCTTATTGCCGCTTTCTTCAGCGTCCATCATTTTTGAAAAAATCAATTTTGCTTGTTTGTTTAGCTTGCTTAAATCAGTAGTTTCTTCATACTCGGATATCTTGCATCTTGCATAGTCAAGTTTTCTTTTCCAGTATCTAACATCATCCTGCTCAAGATGTCCATGCCGTAATTCCCGGAGATTGTCCAAGGTGTCGTTAATCATTTTAATCAATTCCTGCTTATCTTTCATCTGTTTTTCTCCGTAATTCCATTTTAATTAATGTTGGAAGAATTTCAATGCCTAATTTTTCTTCCAGTATGCGGAAAACCGTATCAGACCAGCCAAGAGGGACAGAATCTTGTTCAGAAAAATTAATGCACCTATAAAGCAGGGCTGGTGTAATTCCTGTTTTCTTAGCGAAAGTAGCCGGATTGTGGTATCCGGCTTTAATCATTCTGATCTTTATCTGGTCTCTTAGGAAATCCAGTCTTTTTCTTTTCTGTGCTGTTATTCTCATTTTTTCCCTTCCTTTTCTTGTTTTTCGATTTCATTTAAAACATATCCGTCTTTTTCTTTTTTATTCTTCACGCCCTTCATTTCAGCTTCTGCATATTTCATCAAAATCCATTCTTGCAGCTGTTTTTCAGTATATCCCGGAAATAGTGCTTTAACTTTTTCTATTATAGACTTCTGCATTTCATCCGCAAAAGGATAGTCATGTTGAGGAAGATGTATTGTAACATTTTTCTTCTCTGGCTCAGGTTTTTTCTCTGTTTCAATAGTTTCGTATAGTTTTTTCAATTCAGTAATTGTCATATCGTTAATATTCTTGTCTGTATATCTGGGAATATCGCCTTTCTTTAGATTCTTCAACTTAAAAAGCTCTCTGAGAGAATCAAGCATTTCTGTTTTTTCCTGATCTTCTTTATTTTTTTCTTTCTTATCTGCACCAGTATTAAGCCATTCTATCAAGGCTGCTCCAAAATCAACTCCAGGCTTCTCAATTATTTTGTCTTGAAACTTACCTGTCCTGTCTTTTGACACTGTAAAATAATGATCAACTGTACCGTCCATAACCATTGTGAATTCATATTCAATTCCTTTTCTTTGCTCAGATCCCATGCCGACTTTTGCTATGATTGTTTTTCCTTTTTCGTTCTTGTCCATTGCATATTCTGTTTTAGATCGTATAGTTACAATAATATGTAACTTGCTGGATAACATAGACTGTATCCATCTGTCATAAACAGGAGTTCCCTCAGACCAAGCACGATAGGAATTGCCATTGTATTTAGTTGCTGTAAGCATTTCTACATGTTCTAGAAGTGTTTTCCAATAATGAGTAGAGCTGTCTACAATAAGAACATTGTATCCTGCTTTTTCTGCTTCCTGTACGCTTTTAATAAAGTCTTTAATCAAAAATGGATTCGACACTTCGACAACATCAAAATCGAAGATGTCTGCATACAAAGATGCACTGCCATGCTCCGTGTCAATAACTGCAATCTTGCCGCCTATCCCAGTTGCAATAGAAAGAGCGGTGTAAGTTTTTCCTCCGCCGCTGGGACTTGTAATTGCAAGTCTTAATTTTGACTTGCTTTTTTCTGCTTTTTTAAACATTTTTCTTGCCTCCTCGAGTTAATAGAAAACTTACATACTATATTTCATTTTATAACTTATGTCAAGTTATTTTTCATAACTTTTCTTTTGTGACCGAATAAAACAACAAAGTTGCAATCCCAGCAATTGCTAGAATAAAGCATATTTCAACAATTTCCGTTATAAAAACAGCCGAGATTTTAAGTTTTTTTATAAAGTTTTTCATTCCCTGATCTCCATTATTTTTGCTTTTTCAGAAGCAGTCAACTTTTCTGCTTCCTGTTCTTTCTGAAACTCATAGTCGCTTTTTCCTGCTATTCCGTATAGAATTAAGAACAGCAATAAGATTATTAACGCTGTTATATTTTCTTTCATCTTAACCTCTTTTGATCAGCTAAATTACATGGTCTATCTATTTTTGAATGATTGGAAACACACGCTTTATTTCAAGCCCACCCAATTTATTGTAAGACCACCCATTATCGGAAAAAAACAAACTACCGGAAAAACACCCATTACCGGAAATACACACACTATCGCAAATACACACACTATCGAAAACATACACATTATCACGAACACACGCATTATTTAAAACGCACACATTATTTAGAACACACGCACTATTTAGAGCACACGCATTATCGAAAATTTTTGCTTCATCATAGATCCAGCAATTTCCTTTCTGACTTAAATTTTCTTCCTTTTCAACCCATCCACCTAGATCACCTTTCTTAATATTTGAAAAATCTTTCAGTGCTCTAATTCTGTAGAGTGTTCTTCCATGAAACTCTTTACTTTCTTTTGTCAGCTCAAATTTGTTCATCTTGTCACCCCCAATTGTTTCCCAGTGTTCTTAAATACATTTCCTTTATGTATGCGTCTACTTTCCGGAAAGCATCATCAGACTTTTTTCTGATGTCCTCTGCAAATGCTTTCCGCTCTTCTTTTGTCATTTTTTCCATAATTGCCTCCAATAAAAAAAACGATAAATTCCTTGCTGTTTCATCCTTTCGAAATCATCAGCACATACAGGAAGCAGTTTTAAGACTTGCTCCAGGTCCTGGGATCTAAAGAGTGTCATTCTTCTGACTTGCCCGTTTCGAACGTGAAGTCTCTTATGGTCACAATTTCCTTGTTAAGTGGTTTCTCGATCCATCTTGCGAAAACCACGTACTCATGCGTGTCAAGTTCTATCCCTTCATTATACATGTAGTATTTCCCTGCACACTCTGTCAGCACTTTACCAGTGCTGATTTCTTTTCTTATTTGCTCTCTTGTTAAATGTCTAATTCGCATAATTGCCTCCAAAAATAAATAAAAAAAACCATAAAATCCTAATACTATTGTAGTTATATTTTTCAACTTGTCAAGACTTTTTTTAAAAAAGTTTTAGTAAAAAATATGTTAAGACAACTACTTGATATTACAATTGAAAAATGATGGATTTTTTTTTGCGTCATTTTTCTACAAGACAAGATATTGGCATAGTTTATAATTAATTTATTTTTGTCCTTGACATTGTCACCAATAACCGTATACTGAATACTGTTACCTATAACCAAAGGAGGAAAAGATGAAAGTAACACCAGAAATGATTAGACAGAAGTACAAGAGCGTATTAGCATTTTCAAGAATGCTGAAGGTTACTCCGGCATCCGTTTACAAGGCTATTAACGGCGGTGCATCTATGGACAAATTACGTAAGAAAATTTACGAATTTATGGAGGTAGAGCAATGAATCAGACCACTTTGTTTGAAGCTTTAGAAAATATTGAAAAATTAAAACCAAAAGATTTGAAAGAAGTTTTTTCGTTTCTTAAAAAATTATCGCTAGAAGAAAGAATAGCGAAAATTAACGAAATTAGGGAAACACTTCATTTTTTTAGTCCTTTTAAAAATGAACCTGTTGATTTTGTCAAATGGGTTAAAAATGAAGATGTGGCTGCAAACGATTATAATCCAAATAAAGTAGCTCCTCCGGAAATGGAATTGCTTGAAGTTTCTATTATGAATGATGGATATACACAGCCAATTGTTACTTGGGATAATCACGAAAAAGGGAAAATTGAAGTTATAGATGGATTTCACAGAAACAGAGTAGGAAAAGAATCAAAGGTTGTAAATCAAAGAGTAAAAGGATATTTACCTGTTGTAAATATCAGAACTGAGCAATCTGGGAAGAATGACAGAATTGCATCAACGATTAGACACAATAGAGCAAGAGGAAAACACCAAGTAAATGCAATGTCTGAAATTGTAATAGAGCTGAAAAATAGAAATTGGTCAAATGCAAGGATTTCTAAACAACTCGGAATGGATGAAGAAGAGGTCTTAAGGCTTTGCCAGGTATCAGGTCTTGAACATCTTTTTAGTGATAATGATTTTTCAAGATCATGGGAATCGTCTGATGTTTCTGGAAAGTATGAGCCGATAACTGACGATATTGAACAAGACTGTTTTGATTTATATAGGATACCAAATGAAAAAGATGATGATAGAATATTTCACACACATGACAAATGGGAATGCCACAAAGCAGGTTTTTATGCATCAAAAAAAGAAGGAATGACTAAAGAAGAATGTGAGCTGTTTTATGCTGATTTTCTTAAAGATGATATTAGATTTCGTAATGCACTAGACCATGTTATAAAAGAATGGAAATATTCTTGCGAGCATTATTTGACGAATAAAGCAATGAATAGAATAGCGTGGTTAGGACAAGCATCTGTTTGCTATGACTCTGGAATACCTAGCATTTATTGTTCTGGTTTCAATTTACTTTCAGAAGATGAGCAGGATAGAGCAAACAACACAGCTTTGGAATATCTAAACGAGTGGCTAAAAGCGAACAATAGAGAAGAAGTTGATATAAATACTGGTCTTAGTAACGGAAGACAAACGGAGTTGTACTAATGGCTACAAAAAAATATACAAACAAAAGTGTTTTGGAAGCATCAAAAGAAAGAATATCTAATATTTTTGATAATTTTGAAAATTATTACATAAGTTTTTCTGGAGGAAAAGATAGTACCGTAATGACTCATTTAGTTATGGATGAGGCAACAAAAAGAGGTAAGAAAGTTGGATTATTGATTATTGATCTTGAAGCTCAATATAAGCACACGATAGAACATGTAAGAGAAATTGTTGAAACATACAAAGAACATATTGATTTACATTGGTTTTGTGGAGAACTGTTGCTTAGAAATGCTGTAAGCGATTTCCAGCCAAAATGGGTTTGCTGGGATGAAGAGAATAAAGATATTTGGGTAAGGGAAAAACCTGCAGAGCAATCAGATTTGAGCCAGTACGATTTCTACATACCAAAAATGGAGTTTGAGGAATTTATGGTTATTTTTGGGAAATGGTATGCTAAAGACAAATTGACAGCAGGATTTATCGGGATAAGAGCAGATGAGAGTTTGCACAGATATAGAGCTATTGTTGCTGAAAAAAAGGGGTTGATGTTTAATAATTGGAAATGGACTACAAAATTAACACAATATCTTTATAATGTTTATCCAATTTATGATTGGAGAACTGAAGATATATGGATATTTCATACAAAAAACAAACACTTGGCTCATAACAAAGTTTATGATCTCATGACAATGGCAGGTGTTAAACTAAGTAATCAGAGACTTTGCCAGCCTTATGGAGATGACCAAAAAAAAGGTCTATGGTTATACCACATACTTGAACCTGACACGTGGTATAAATTATTAAATAGAGTTTCTGGAGTTAATAGCGGAGCGTTATACATACAAGAACATGGCAACATAAACGGATACAATGATATAACTAAACCAGACAATCACACGTGGGAATCATATACAAACTATTTGCTAAAATCACTTCCACATAAAATGCAAGTTCACTATAAAGAACGTTTCAGAAAATTTATTGTTGGGTGGAAAAAAAGAGGTTACAGCAAGATACCTGATGAGGCGCCACATGATTTAGAAGTAAAGCAATGGGCTCCGTCGTGGAAAAGAATGGCAAGATGCATTTTAAGGAATGATTATTATTGCAAAGGTCTTGGTCAAACACAGCCAAAATCGGAAGCATACGAAAAATACAAGTCAATTAAAGAAAAAAGAAGGCTTGAAAATCAGTTACAAAGTAATCAAAAATAGTATTTTCATGTTTTTGTTGACTTTTGTATTCCTATTTTTTAAGATTAAGATTAACTTTAACCTATGAGGTAAACATGAACTGGAACAAATTTAAAGCGAAACTGATTGAAAGAGGATTAACAATCAAGCAATGGTGCAAGGATAACGCTTTTGATTATGAGCGTTATAAGAATTTAAGGGCTGGTCTTGTTAAAATAAAAGAGGAGGAAAAAAAACTTTTTGATTCTGTATTGAAATGGGGTGAGTAATGAACAGAGGATATGTAAAAGTATGGCGAAAATTTCAAGATTCATTCTTTTACAATGATTCTGAGGCTGTACATTTATGGCTGCATATTCTTTTGTCTGTTAATCATAAAGATAGAGAATTTATGTTTAACGGAAAGCGTCAAAGCTGCAAAACTGGAAGCATGATTACTGGGATGTCAAAGTTATCTGAAATTACCGGGATTAATAGAAGTAAAATTAAAAGGCTTTTGGATATGTTCGAAAGTGAAACGCTAATTGAAACGCAAAGAAACAATAAATTTTCAATAATTTCAGTGATTAACTGGGACGAGCATCAGAGCATTGAAACGCAAAATGAAACGCCAGTGAAACGCCAGCGAAACGCTAGTGAAACGCCAGTGAACCCAAACAAGAATTATAAGAATGATAAGAATGAAAAGAAGATCAAAGAAAAAATAAAAAAAGAAAAATTCGGTGAATTTCTAAATGTACTCTTGACTGAAGATGAAAGAGAAAAGTTGAATTTTCTTTTTGGGTACGTAAATGCAGAAATGAAAATAGAAAATCTTTCTACTTATCTCCAAAGCACAAATTGCAAGAAATACAAAGATCACTATGCTACGATTTTAAGCTGGGCAAGAAAAAACGGTGAGAATTATGATTTATCTCTGGCAAGACAGGCATCTAAAAAACAATCTAAAGAAGATTATGAGAAAGAAAAGAAAGAAGATGAAGCAATGCAGGAAATGATTAGAACATTAGCAAGAGGGGGTACGGTATGAAAATACAAGAAGTGCTTAATGATTATGATGTTAAGCATTATACGAATCAATACGGCTCAAATCTTGTCAACAGGTCCTTTAGTATTTTTGAAAAAAAATATAAAGAAGGTCGTGTAAAAGCAGGATATGAAAGATCTTATCTGATTAAGATAATAGAAAATCTTGACAAGAAGCAGCAGGAATCTAAAAATGATAACAAAGACAGCAAAGAGAACTATTCCAGGATGATAGAAGTAGCACATAATTTTTATGACATTGTGTCTAAAAAACATGATTTTGATAAAGAAATTTATGTAAAAAGATATTTTAACATGACAGACCAACAGAAGGATCAAATAGAAAACGATGCTAAAAGGACTATCTGGTATCAGGAAAGGAATATTAGAGCAGAAAATAAAACTAAGATACAATCCACAATGAGAGATGAATTTCATGCACACAGCAGTGCAGATATACTGAGGAACGCTTTTAATTTAGGCGGGAAAGGCTTTCTTTCTTTAGCTTCTAACAAGAGCGAAAATTTGAAAAAAGTTTTTCTGGATATTGAAGCAGAAGCAATTCAAGAAGCAATATTCTGCTTGCTTTATGTTACTAGAAAAAACCGGAGATATGAAGGGGGTGTAGATTATGATGTATAACACATCAAGATCCTGCGAAAATTGCAAGCATTACAATGCGGTCATACAGGACAACTTTACAGACTGGGGATGGTGCAAGCAATTGAAGGTGTGCGATACAGCGAAAGAGACTGGCGATATACTTGTTCTTGGAACACATGAATCATCGGTGTTTTTCTCAAAATATTTTTGCTGTAAACATTGGAGCCAGGAGGCAAAAAATGGGTTGCATAAAACAGCAAAATCGGAAGACAATCACAGCGATCCTTGCAAAAGGGATTCAGAAACACAGATGATGTAGGAGGCAATTAAATGGGAGAAAGTAATTTTAAAATGATAGATAGCGAAGTTAAGGATTTGCAATACAGTACCAATTTTTATTACCAAAAAAACGTTAAGACAGATCATGGCATGGACGTTAGCAGTTTTATTAATATGTGGACCAGCGGAAAGACGGCTGAGGTAGCTCTTACAGTTACGCTATTCAATTACAATAAGGATGCCCGATTTCTATGCACTGTTTCATATCACGGTCTGTTTGAGTGGGATGAAGGAATGAGCAATGAAGATTTAAAAACAAATCTTAACTATGTAGCTCCTGGAGTTCTTTATTCTTATGTCAGACCAATTTTAATTCAGGTTTTAGAGTTATTCAAGATGCCAGTTGTGCATATACCACTTATGATTTTAAATATAGAAGAGAAGGATAATTAAATGGAAAAACTAATGACTAATCAGTGCCGGATAGTATACGAATGCCTGCATACACTGGATGAACCTTGCGTTTATTACAGCCCTAAAGATGACAATGAAAATCAGTGTCAGTATATGGACTGCATGGGAAGATGTAACAGCACGGTTGCGAAGGTGAGTATGCTTTACGTAAGTTTCAACAGGGAGGTAGAATGAGAACTTGTAGAAAATGCGGGAAAAGAATAACAAGAGAGCAATTATTGTTTGCTTCTAGGACACAGAGACATATAATGCTGTGCCAAAATTGCTTTCTAAGCCACGAAAAGAGACTGGCTAGGGTCGGAGGCAAGACACAGATCGAAAAAGAGATCAGGCGTGAAATACGGACGCTAGACGGTACGTTGCAGAAGTTAGAAGATTATCTTGAAATACTTAATGACGAAGAATTTGCAGTATTACGGCATAAAATCAAAAATTCGGATAATAAAAGTGTTTTCCGGATTAATCGACTTTATGTGAAAAGAGAAGAGATTTTAAGATTGCTGGAAGATTATTATTTTGAGATTGTTTAAGAGATGAAATGTTCTTTAATCCCATCCCATTTCAAGAGCTTCAATCTTCGGTTTGAGGCTCCGTACCATCCGCCATAAGCACGAATAGTAAAATATTTAATCCCTTGCCGCTGACACGCCTTGTTGAAGCGTGCCAGGGCGGAAGGGGTTTTTATTCTGTAGAAGAATTTCATATTTTTTCCATTTCTCTAATTTTAGCTGTTATTTTGTTTGCTTCTTTAAAAAGTTCAGATCTTTTGTTTTCAAGACAAACAATTTTTTGTGCTTTTTTAAGAGAGAAAACAAGGTCAATAACTTGTTTTCTATCAAACTGTTCCACAGTTCCGAGAATATCATTCGTAGACATATTAGGAAAAAGATATTCCCAAACGTCTAAAGAAGCGAAAATATCTAAAAAATAACGACCAAAGAAAGCTCGTCGATTGTCTTCAGAAACAAAACGTATGCGGCATGTTTCAACAATATCCTTAGAAACAGAAAACGCAAAACTCTCTTTTGTACCGCAAAATTTTACAGCGGACGCAATACCGCCATTGGTATTGCGAGAGTCTATGTAAGAAAGACTTTCGTCTTCCTCTATAAATTCGTTAAGTTGGTAAACCATGTTGCTTATTGAAGCAGCAGGGGTTAATACTTCATTGTGTAGAAATTTTTTAGCTTTCATAATATCCTCCATCAAAAATTAAAGATCAGAGCCAGGGAACCTTTCCCGAACTCTATAAAGTATACCATATATTATGTCTTTTATCAAGCGACAAAGTGGAGTTAATTCAAAGTAATTCCAAGTAGTTGTAAAATAAATGTAAAAAAATGTATTTGATTAATTTTAAAAGTTGTGGTAAAATTGAATAGTTTTAATTTTTTTAGGGAGATAAAATGGCTGAAAAAGGAAAAAACCGTAAACCTAGATTATCCCCTGAGCAGAAGGAACAGAAGCGAAAGGAAAAAGAGGCGGCAAGAAAACGCATCCAGATAGATCTTGAACAAGTTGAAAAGCTTGGGATGCTTATGTGTACCCTGGAAGAATGCAGTGCATTTCTTGACGTGAAAAGAACTACACTGGAAAAAAGACAAGATTTTCTGGATGCATGGCGGAAGGGGAAAGAAAAAGGCAAGATGTCGTTAAGACGACACCAATTTCATCAAGCAGAAAAAAGTGCTGCAATGGCTATATGGCTGGGTAAGCAGTATTTAGGTCAGACAGACAAGCAAAGTCTTGAACATTCCGGAGAAATGAAAATTAACTGGATGGAAGAGAAGACTTACAGTAAAAAAACAGATGAAGAAAACACTGAATGAAGTTATCCGAAAAACAAACCTTAGCTCTTGACGTTTTAGAGAATTCCTCAACAACTGAGTTACTTTATGGCGGCGGTGCGGGATCGGGCAAGAGCGTCCTTGGCTGCTATTGGATTTTAAAAACCTGCATAAAATATCCTGACACAAGAGCATTAATCTGCAGGAACACTTACAAGGATTTAAAAGATACAACACTTATGACTTTTTTCTGGGTTGCTCAACAACAAGGAATCAAACCGGGCGTACACTATAAGTACAATCAGCAAGATGGCAGAATCAGCTTTATAAATGATTCTATTATATTTCTAAGGCATCTTAAATATGAACCTTCTGATCCTAATTTTGATCGGCTGGGTTCGCTTGAAGGCACCAGGCTATTTGTTGATGAAGCGAATCAGTGCCTTGAAAAAGGCGTTGACATAGCACAGTCCAGGCTTAGATATAATTTAGATAAGTACTATTTAATTCCGAAATCTTTTCTTTCTTGCAATCCTGACCAATCTTGGATCAAGCAGAGGTTCTATCAGCCGTGGAAAGATAATGTTCTTCCACCATACAGAATGTTCATACCCGCACTTGTAACTGACAATCCTTATATATCTAAGCATTATATTGACAATCTGGACAAGCTGAAAGGAACTGACAGAGAAAGGCTGCGAAAAGGTAACTGGGATTTCCAATCATGTCCTGAACAGCTATTTCTTCCAGATCTTGTTGTTGATGTTTTCAATAATGAAATTATGCTGCAGAAGGGAAAAAATGAAAGATACCTTTCCTGTGATGTTGCACGGTTCGGACGTGATTCAGCTGTTATTTGTGCGTGGATTGAAACAAAAGTGATAGAATGGAGCGTTTCTTCAAGTTGCAGGATAACGGAAGTCGTAAATGAGATTATAAGACTTAAGAAAAAATATAAAATTCCAAACAAGAACATTGTAGTAGATGATGATGGTGTCGGAGGCGGTGTTGTGGACGCTATTCCGGGATGTGTCGGATTCGTTAATAATTCTTCACAAGTTCCCGAAAATAAAGAAAAGAAAAGCAATTACGGCAATTACAAGACACAGGTTTATTTTAAGATGCAGGAGTTTTTTGAAAACGGTGATGTTGATTTCAGCTTTGATAATATCTCACATTTCGGAAAAAACGAAAAGATGTTATCTGGATATGAAATACAGCAGATCCTTTACGATGATTTAATGTGGATCAGAAGAAAAGATCCTGATAAGGAAAATAAAATTTACCTTATTCCAAAAGATGAGATCAAAAAAACGCTCGGCAGATCTCCAGACTTTGCAGATGTTGTAATGATGAGATTTGCTTTTTTTCTGAAAAAAGCTAAAATAAAAACAGTAGAAAACATAAATGATTTACGTGTGGGGTTGTTCGGATGAAAAAATTCAAGGCAATATTTGATACTTTTAGAATGGTAAAAGATCAATGGAAAAACACTGTCACAGGTGTCGGAGGATCAAAAGATCCTACAAGGCAACTTACTTATGGACAAGGAGCAAAACTTACAGAAGCGGAAGCAGATAATCTTTTTCGGTTCAACTGGATTGCAAAAAGAGCAGTGACAAAGGTTCCTGAAATAGCTCTGGCAAAAGGATATACTATTGAAGGTGTTGAGGAAGATCTTGCTGAAAAAATAACTGACAGGCTTAAGACTTTTAAGATCAACAGCGTTTTGAAACGGGCGTTGATTGAAAGCAGGGTTTCCGGAAGTTCATATATTATGATTGGGGCTTTAGATGGAAATTTAGTTGAAGAGCCTGTTAATAAAAAAATGATTAGCAGGTTAGCTTATTTTCACGTTTTTAGCCGTGGTGAAGTAACGCCTTTTAGTTACAACAATGACCCTGAAAGCCCTGACTATGGCTTAACGGCACAATATTTTGTGACACCATACCACGGCGGGAATTCTTTTGTAGTTCATGCGTCAAGGATGATCAAGATAGATTCAACATTCATGACGAACTATGGCAATACGAAAGAAAACTTTCAAGCTGATAGCGTTCTTGATGCAGCTAATGAAAGCATGAAAAGAATTGGAATTTCACTTCAAACGGCTGTATACTTAATCCAAGATTTTGTTTCCAAGGTTCTGAAAATTAAGAATTTTGATGAGCAGATGCAAGATGCGGAAACAATTGCAGGATTGAAAGAAAGAATTCAACTACAGCAAGAGACAAACGCTGTCTGGAGTATTAACATTATCGATTCTGAAGAAGAATATCAGAAAATAGGGACTCCAGTGACAGGGATCCCGGATATTATTAAAATCTTGGTAAAAGAAGTATCAGCAGCCGTTAAGATCCCGGAATCTGTGCTTTTCGGTGAGAGTCTTGGACAGCTTTCTGGTGCTGAAGCAAGTATTGACAATTTTTATGACGAAATTCAGAACTTTCAGGAAAATGATCTAAAAGACATTATTTTGGAGCTAGTTGAATTTATCTGTCTTGACAGGACTTTTTTGAACAATGCTTTGAAACTTGACATTAAGTTTAATCCGCTTCGTAATATGACCTTAAAAGAACAGCTTGAAAACGAAAAAAGCAGAGCAGAATCTTTTAAAATTTATCTTGATTCCGGCGTAATTTCAGTTGAAGAAATAAGAAAATCGATAAAAAAGAACAACTTAAATCTGACACTAGATGACGATGATTATACAGCTATTTCCAGTCCTCCGGAAATAGAAAATGAATAGTTTGACCAACTTCCCCCCAAGTTCAGCAGGTTCTTATGGATGGGAGCCTGCTGTTTTTTCTTTGGATGCTAAAGATACTTTGTTCGCAATCAACAAGCAAAGAGTACAAAGTCTGGGAAAGAAAAAGCCCGCTAAACCTTTAATCTTGAATCCGCCTAAAACTGTTGAAATGGCTTACTACCAGGCTTTAAAAAAACTTGTTAAGTATATGACAAAAAAAACAAATGAAATTATTATTGACAAGTTTCCGGGACTTAAAGAGCTATACAAAGCGGAAATGAATCTTGATGGATACGGAAACGAGATTGTTAATACAGTAGGCGGGATTGATTTTGTGGTTTCAAGAATATTTGAAGAACAGGCGGAACAAGTTACATTGTCAATGTTTCAGGAAACTAACCAGTTTTCAAATAACCAGTTCAAAAGACAGTCAGTCAAAGTTGTCGGGGTGGAGCTCCTGACAAATGAATCCTTTCTAAAACCGTTAGCAAATTCTTGGACGGCTGCAAATGTAGACTTAATTAAAACTATTCCAAGTCAGTATTTTAATCAAATTGAACAGCTTGTTTTGACAAATGTTGAAAAAGGTGTTTCAACTAAGGAGTTAAGAGATAGTCTTGTTAAGTTGTCAGGGAAAACAGAAAAAAGATGCATGGTAATAGCAAGAGATCAGATTGGAAAACTTAACGGGCAGATTAATAGGTCAAGGTCAGTTTCTGCAGGTCTTACTAATTTTATATGGCGAACAGCTCAAGACCCTTCTGTAAGAGATTCACATCAAATGTTAGATAATAAAAAGTTTTCATGGGAAGATGGTGCTGACGGTCTATTCCCAGGTCAAGAAATTCAATGCAGATGCGTTGCAATTAATGATTATTCTATTTTTTATTGATATTTTTTCTTAAAGGACAATTTTCAAGAATACCTTCAATAGGGATTAGTTTCACGCTGCATTGAAAAGGATGAGTGCATATTATTTTTTTATGCTGTGTTCCAGGAATGTTTCGCAATCTTGCATATTCTGCACAGTCTTGGCAAGTCTTTTCGTAATTTCTCATACTGTCATTCCCACGCTGTGGTGTCGGCCTGATACAGAAATCGGATGTCCAAACTTGAATTTGAGACGGTCGCTGTTTTCTACAACTTTTTTTACGGTTGAAATGCGGAAATCATAAACAAAAAACGTGTCAACATCTAAATCAGCGTTTTCAAGAATTGTAAAAGTGTCAGAACAAGTATAGTCATGATTCTCAATTGTATTTGCAGGACCATCAACATAAACAAAATCAGCTTCAACATCTTTAAAATCGTAATCATATCGCACGGTCATAGCATCATTATCAACAATCTTGTCATAAACTCTAAATTCAATGTCATTTTTCAACAAAGTTTCTCTTACTGAATCTTGATAATCTTTGTTTTCGTCTATGCTTATTATTTCACAGAAATTGCCTTTTTTCTGGTATTCAGCAAAAATCATAGTACTGAGACCAGATCCCAGCTCAATAATACTTTGAGGGCAGTATCTATCCAGCATATCCCACAACTCTAATAATTTATGTTCTACAAAATACTGCATATTCTGTTTTTTTTCTCTGTTAATTTCCAGTTGTTTTGCTACATTCGGTAAGATTCTAGGCAACAACTTTTGTGCGTTTATGCAATTAAATAGATATTCTTGCCGGTGTATCTTGTTTTTCAGATCCATGCTGTCCCCCTAAATTGAAAAAATGTTTGTTGTTAAACCTGTTTCTTTCTTTTCTTTTTTCTCTATGCTTAGCTTGCTGCTGTCAACGTCGTATGTCGCATGATTCAGTGCTAACGGAAATTTCACGCATACATTATCTATTTCTTCCTGATTCTGAATGTAAAAAGCATAATTGATAATGTCATAACCACGATATACGATTCCTGAATTATATTCTTTTCCTTCCTCATTCTTGCTGTAATGGAACTTCATTAATCCGTCCTGAATAATATCGTAAATATCAGTATTATCCAACATCCACAAGTATTCATCCATTTTCATTACAAAACATATCTCATATCGTTTCAGCTTTCTCCCTGCTGCAAGATTAGCCTTATTATGACATTCCAGAATATAGCTGTTTAACTTAGTGAATTTTTCAGTTCTTTTTAGCATAATCTGCCAGATTTTTCTCTCTTCAGCTTCTTTACCTTGCAGGTTATTAACCAGCTTGTCAGTGTTAATGTCAACAGTTGCCGTAAAATTGTCTATTGATTCACCTATACCATTTATTTCATCTTGTATTTGCTTTTGAATATTCTCTATCTCAACTTCCTTGTTAGGTTGCACAATGCCATGTACAATAGCAAGCTTGTTGAAATTGACATTTCCAGGACGGTGCAATTTTGCATCATCAAGACATGTTATTTCGTTCTTTTTTAATAGTTCCATAATGTTTTCTCCTCCGTCAAGGTTGCCGTTAGCATCTGTTTTTCTTCATTTGTGACGCCGGGATCTTTTTTCATTCTACTCTTAAAAGAAATCCTTGCATTCGTGCCACGCTTGCACCAATTATGTTCAAGATTCCATTTAATAAGCTGTGTTTTACTAATCTTAATGCCTGTTTCCTCTGAGATTATGTCAGCAATGTTTTGAAAAGACAATCCTGTTTTTTTCTTTTTCCTGATATACGCCTTAGCAAGTGCAAAGTGTAGAATAGTGTACTTGCTTTCTTTTTTCCAAGTGCAATTCGGTTTCATTTCTTCAACTTTCAACTCGTTCCTCCAGTTCTTTAAGTTCTTTAATTTTCCTGTCAATGTTGATACGGTACAGCGTAATTTCCATAAGTTCCTCAGGGGTCGGGCAATACATTATTAACTCTGAAATAAAATCAGTCATAGACTTTCCGGCGTGATGACTTTTCCGGCGTAATGTTTGCTCCACCATTGGACGCAATCTTAAATTAACTTGCTTCGTCAGTCTGTAATCATTCATAATTTCGAATCCTCATTATGATTATGTGTATATGTATTGTATATATATCAGAACCAAAAGTCAAACAACTATTGCAATTTGTTTTATTTATTGGCAAACTTATTTCAGATTATACAGGGGTTTTGGCATGAAAAGAGAATTCAAAATTAATCTTGATAAAAAAAATAATTGCAAAATAGACGAAAGGACAGGATTTCTGACTGTTCGGGCAAGGTTTACAAGAACTGGTGTATTCGATTATGGCAATCATAAAGAGTTACGGACTCCGGAAGAAGTATTCAATCCCGATTCAATTTCAAGTCTTGAATTAGTACCAGTTACTTTTCTTCATCCTGAAGAACTTGTCAATGTTGATAACAATTCCAAGTATGATGTCGGGACTGTTGGAGAAAAAATAGAAGTAGCTGAAAACAAGTATCTTGAAGGTAACATCCAGATTAGAGACAAGTCTGTTATAGAATATGTTCAAGAAAAAATGGATTCTGGGAAAAGTGTTGAGCTTTCATGCGGATATTTTGTCGAATTAGAAGAAAAATCAGGAGAGTATGAAGGTCAGAAATATGATGCAGTTCAGAAAAACATTACATATAATCATCTTGCTATAGTGCCGCAAGGCAGAGCAGGCAAAAATGTAAAATTAATGCTTGACGCTAGAGACGATAATAACAACAAAGGAGTGAATGAGATGAAAATTAAAAAAACATTGAATGCAATTAAGACAGCAAAAATTAATTTTGACGCTGTTAAGATTGAGTATTCTGAAGACAGTGAACAGGCTGTCAGCATCATTGAAGATAGACTTGATGCAGCTCTTGAAAAAATCAAAGAAATTGAAAAAGAACTTGCATCCAAAAAAGATGCAGCAGATTATGAGAAACTTCAAGGCAAGTTTGATCAGCTTGCCAAAGATCATGAAGATGTTAAGAAAAATCTTGATGCTCTTAATGATCCTAACAGTGAAGAGTTTCAGAAAAGACTTGACAGCTTCAACCAGATCAAAGAGCTTTGCGATGTTCTGAAAGTTGATTGGAAAGAAAAATCATTAAAAGAAATCAAAGTTGCTTGCATCCAGGCGAAATCAAAAGATTTTAACCCGGAAAACATTTCAGACGAAAGAATTGATGGACGTTTTGAGATGCTTATTGAAAACATTGCAGAAATCAAAACTGATGAAAACAACAAAACAATCCTTGCTGTCAAAGCCGGGACCATGAAGCAAAAAGAAAATAAAGATAAGAAAGAAGAAACTCCAAGAGAGAAAATGGAGCGTGAGAGACGTGAAAGATTTGAAAAAGTTCGTAACAGAAAATAAAGGAGATTAAGATGGGACAGACAACTTACAATGCAGAAATGAGTAAAGGTGTTGCAGGGCTTGTTAGTGAAACAAGATACCCGACAATAATTACTCGGAAAAATGGTTCAAAAATGAAAAGCACTTTTGAGGTAACAGCTACAACTAGCCTTGTCAGTATGGTTGTTAATAGCACAAGCTATCAAACAAACTCCGCAAGTGCTTCACTTACAAAAAGTGCAATTGCTTCAACTCTTGTTACAGCCGTCAATGCTGGTGAAAGTGATCTTATTGCAACTTATTCTTCCGCTACAATTACAATTGAAGCAGAAGACGTTGGAGATAGCTTCACACTTGTTTCGAGTGCAGGTGGAACAGCAACAAACATTATAACAAATGCAACAGCCGCTATTCCTTTTGGTCGCTTTGTTATCGATGATCAGGAAAACGCTGATCGTGCTTATATGCCGACTACTTCAGCTTCACTTACCGCAGTTGTCACAAACCTTCTGGGTGTTACCGCAAGAGATATTGGCATTGAGAATACTGATTCTTCAACAGGCGGAAGCAATGCCGGGTATCCTATTAATAAGGAAATGGCTATTCTTACAGAAGGCAAAATCTATGTTGAGCTTGATGGAACTGACACACCAGTTTTCACTGACACCGTTTACATTAGACACGTTGCAAGCGGAACAGCTAAGATCGGACAGGTTTCAGGAACTTCTGCAGCCGGTGAAAATGTCGCAATTGATAAACGCTATGTTAGATTCGCAGAATCTGCAGCATCAGGCGACACATCAATTCTTTGTGAAATCAATTTAAGAAGATAAGGAGATAAAGATGGAAAATGTATTTGAGAAAAAGCCGGTTGTCTTGAATATGGACGCTGCACAGCGTGAGACGCTGTTCAAAAATATCATTGAAAACACACGCACAATGATGGGTGATCGCTATGATGCTGTAAACGCTCCCAATATGGCACTATTCTTTGAAAACGAGCTTGAAAGCATAGAAAACACTCTGTATGAAACAGTACACGAAGAAAACAACTATGCTGAAGATGTTGTTGTTGACAGTTCAGATCCTCAGGGTGCTGAAACTGTTGGTTTCATTATGTCTGATATGGTCGGAAAAGCAAAGATCATTAACAGAAACAGTAATGATATTCCAAAAGCTACAACTTTTATGAGGAAATACACTGAGAACGTTCACACACTTGGACTTGGTGCCGACTGGAGTTATTGGGATATAGCCAATGCAATGCTTGCAGGAAGACCCCTCGAGAAACAGTACATTGAAGCAGTTCGACAGGGTCATATGGATGCAATCAATGAATTTTTCTATGAAGGCGACACAGGGCTTAATGCAGCCGGTCTTGTTAACAATCCCAGCATTACTGTTACTGCTTCTATCGCTGGTGCAGTAAGTTCAGCAACAGCTCTTACAGCGATGACAAGTGCTGATATTATTGCATGGTTCGGATACTACAGACAGCTCATCAATACTGCTTGTGGAAGAAACAGAAGAGCTTCTGCTGATACAGTAAGACTTCCGGGAAAACAGTACGATGTACTTGCTACAAAAATGGTTGATACTGGAAACGGAAGCAATGTATTTCTTCTTGATCTTCTGCTTAACGCAAAAGGTATGGGATTCAAAAGCATAGAGCCTCGGGACGTGCTTTCTGGGAAGGCTGCAAACGGTTCTGATGACAGAGCAGTTTTCTATAACAGCACAAAAGAAGCACTTGTTTACAAAATTCCTGCAATGATGGTTCCTTTTCCGATTTTTCAGCAGGGTTCCAGGTTTACGCTGGAAGTACACACAAGACTTGCTCCGGTTCAGTTCAGATATGAAATCGGTGCAATGTATGTTGATGGAATGTAATTAATTATTTAAAAGAGGCAAGAGTATGATTTTTATAGAGAATAAAACAACACACGCAATAATAATCCCAGTCAAAACAATAAAAGGAAACAAGACTGTTATCTTAAAACAGGGGATAAACGAAGTTTCCAGTATTGAAATTGAAGGAATCTTGAAAGCGTCTGAAACAAACAGCACGGTAAAGCACCTTATTTCACTTTGTGATGTAAAGCAGGAAATAAAAGATGAAAATTCTTTTGAAAAGCTGAAAAAAATAATTACAACAAAACAGCCCGAAAAAGTAATTGAAAAAGAAGAGGCTATAATTGCTTCTGAATTTGTAACTGATATTGTTGACATTTCAACTCTTAACTTTCGAGACGCTTCACAAGTTCTCAAAGGTGAGATAGATCAGGATGTTTTAAAGGTCTGGGAAAGTCAGGAAACTAATAGAGAAAACGGATGTCGTAAAAGCGTTTTAAACTTGATAACAAGTAAAATAAAGGATTAACAACATGGCAAGCACAACAAAAGCAAGAGTCTTGATAGTAGCTCCTGAGCTGCAATATATGTCAGATGAAGTTTTCAATGCAGCTATTGCACAGGCAAATATTGAAGTAACTTTAAGCGGTTACGGAAGCAAACAGCAGATTGCTCAAGACTGGTATGTTGCTCATGTTGTGAAGTTAATTCGAGAAACTTCAGGGGATGTTTCTGGCGGTGGAAGTTACACAGGCAATGCAAGCTCCGCCGCTGGAGGCGTTTCTAAAGAAAAAGTCGAAGGGCTTGAAAAGCAGTATGCAATAATGGCGGGTATTCTTCAGGACGGCAACAGATTCGATGAAACGAGTTATGGAAGAATTTTCAATACCATAAAGCCGATAAAGAAATCTTTTAGCTCAACGAATTTTGCAGCGGGGTGTTGATGAGCGGCGTAAAGATCAGCGATAACAGAACCAACTGGGACACTATGGTTGCAGAACTGAAAGAACTTCAAAATAAAGCAATTGTGGTGGGTGTTTTCGGTTCTTCTGGTTCTGACCTTGTAGAATATGCAACTACAAATGAATTCGGAGCAATGGAAAGAAAAATTCCTGAAAGGTCTTTTCTTAGAGGAATGTTAAAAGCTGAAAGAAACAAGATTATTGCTTTATCAGGTAAGTTGAAAAGCCGTGCAATTACCAGAAAAAATGGGGCTATGTGGTTTGCCAGATTAATCGGGATGTATGCTCAAGATGCTGTGAAAAGAAGAATTACAAACTCAAAACAGTGGGCTGTTCCTAATAGTCCAGCGACAATAAAGGCAAAGTCAAAAAGAACTGTTAAAGATACACCGCTTATTGATACAGGGCGGCTCAGGGCAAGTATTGTGTATCAGATTGTACCGAGAGCAGTTGCAAAAAGAGGGACTATATAATGTTGGGTAGTAGAAGCATCACAATCACACGAAAAACAACTGCTACTGCTTATCGTTATGGAGTTCCAGTTTCCGATACTACTACAACAGCTAGCAGTGCAGGCTCAGTTCAGAAGTTGTCAGGAACAAAGCAGGAAATTGAGATGTTTGGTGTTCGTATCTCAAAAATGAGAAAACTTGTGACTAATTATGCTGTCCAGCCTGGGGATATTGTTAATGATGGAACACTCAACTATGAAGTTATGACAGTGTTCGATAATAATTATACAGGTTTTTCAGTTAAGCATTATCTTGCATACATGCAATTAGTAGAGGGTCAATTATGAGCTACAGGATAAACAGGAATCTTGAAAATAGTATATATAACTGGGCTGTTAATTATTCCGGAGAAGATTCAAATACAATTCAGTCTATAGAGTTTTCTTCTGTTCCTGTAACCGGAACCTATACTTTCTCAATTGACAACTTGACAACTGGAGATATTACGGCGACAGCAAGTGTTGCTGATATACAAAACGCTCTGAATGCTCTTGCCTCTATAAGTGCGAGCGTAACAGGCTCTGTTTCGGCGGGGTTAACCGTTGAGTTCGCTTCGCCGGCAGGGTTTGTGGAGCAGATTTTCCCGGTAGAAACAGACTTAGTTGATGCTGATTCTGCTTCTGTTACAATCACAACTGAATATCTCAATGAAGGAACAACAGCTGCGAATGTAATCTGGGCTAACAGCAAGAATTACGGATCAAGTTCAGATAGACCCAATAAACCACAGATTGTACTTAATATTATCAATGTGGATATTGAACAGGATCCGACAAGAGCCTATGATTCTGATGAAGCTGCTTTTGTTTGGACGTTTCAGAAAACTATGACACTTTCTGTTAATTGTTACGGTGAGGACGGTGTTTTCAATATTCTCAGAAATCTTATAGAAAGTATTTGGACTGATACCGGGAAAGAATATCTTGCCAGACGTGGCTTGTTTTGGAGGGGCAATTCTGAGATTAGAGACTTAACCGCATTGCTTGACACAGGATTTGAACAAAGGGGTCAAGTTGATTTTGATTTTGCTTTCACTGAGACAAAACTTGTTACTGAGACAACAGATATTATTGAAGAAATAAGCGGAAGCATGACACTTTCCGCAAATAACACAGCTTTTGATTTTTCAATTTAATAAAGGAGAAAAAAGATGGGAACAATGATTAAAGATGTGATTCCGATCACGTTAAATTTACAGGCTCCACAGCCTTCAGGGGCTGGTTTCGGCGTGCCGCTTATTATTGATGACGTAACATGGACAGACAGCAGAATAAGCACTTATACAACACTGGATGAAGCTGTTGCAGATGGTGTTACAACCGCAAGTGCTACGTATGCAATGCTGGTTGATATGCTAGCACAGGACAACACACCGGCAACAATAAAGGTCGGTAGAAGACTTTCAGACGCTAATTGTAAGCAGTCTGTTACTTTTAATGCAGATGCGACAGGCGGAACTTTCAAAATTAGCTATGGAAGTACAGCAGATTGTACAGCAGCAATTGAATATAACACAGCAGTTGCAACAATTGAATCTGCCTTAGAGGGTTTATCTTCAATTACTTCTGTTACAGTTGCACTTAATTCAGGATCCACAAATCCAACGAATAAAGAGGGTTTTAATGTCGAATTTGACGGAGCAGATGCAAGCACAGATTTTAGTCTGCTTACAATCCATGTTTCCGCACTTACAACCGCAACTTCTGCGACTGTAACGAAAACACAGCACGGAAGTTCCGCAGAAGATTGGGATACTGCATACACTAACATAAAAGCCAGCAATACAGATTGGTACTGCGTTCTTCCTTCAACTCAGGATGAAACAGCGATTAAATCACTTGCCGCACTTGTCGAACTTGATCAGAAAATCATGGGTGTTCAGGTAACAGCAAGTTACACAGATACGGCAGCCTGGACATTCGACCTTGAGGCGTTAAGCTACAGAAGAACTTTTGTCGTGAACAACAAAACTGATGGCGATTATAAACAGGCAGCTCTTGCAGGACGTTGTCTTCCTGAAGATCTTTATATCAACTGGGCTTACAGACCATTGAGAAGCGTTACAGGTGACACATATACAAGTACAGAAATTGGAAATATAGTTGCTTCAAAAGTGAATAGAGTTGAAGAACTTTTCGCAACTGTTTGTGTCCCCGGGGCAAGTTCTGCAAGTTCAGGAACAGGCGGGATAATGGTTTCTGGAGACAAGATTGATATTATTAGAAAAGCAGATCAGCTTTCTATTAAGATTCAGGAACAACTTGTCTACACACTGCAACAGAATAATAATGTACCGTTTACAGCTGACGGCTTTGCACTTATTGAAGGTGTTATCCGGTCACAGTGTAAAATATACGGGACTGATATCGGTTTTCTTGTGGAAGATTCTGTTGTTGTTACAATGCCTGATTTAGCAACATATGACACTACGAAAAAATCAAACGGTCAGCTTGACGGTATCGTGATTACAGGAACTCTTTCCGGCAGCGTTGACAAAATAAGTATTACACTTAATTTAGGTTTTTAAGGAGGCGACAAATGGCAACTTACACATATAGTCTTAATGACGTAACACTCTCAGTTGGACCCTACATTATCAAGGGAAAGGGTGCAGTAAGAATTATCAATTCTGTTCAGAAATGGAACAGAAGCGACCCGGACGGTGCAGGAAATGAGACACTTTTTAAGAACTCAGCACACAAAAACAAAACAATAGAAATTGACGTAAAAAGAACATCTTCAGACAATGCATATCTTACATTAATGTACAAAGCTGAGGAATCAATTATTATAACAGTAAAAGACAATTTCGGAAACAGCTTGCATGTTTTCCCAGCTGCAAAAATAGCAAGAGATCCTGATCCTGAATATGCTGTTGATCCTGGGATGAATACATGGATATGTCTTGGACAGGCTGACATAACAGCTGAAAACGGCAACTAAAACAATTAAGAGAGGCAAGAGCAATGTTAAAAACAATGAAAATTGAAAAAATTTCAAAGGAACTGAATTTCACTTTTTATGAAATCGGTGCTGATGATCTTGCAGAAGTTATCAGACTTCTAATGTGCAATCTTATGGATGAAAAAGATCAAACTGAAAATACTTCTGTAAAAGCAATGTTGAGGAAAGAAGTGTATGATTTTGCAAGGGATTTATTCTTTGACAATATTGAACTTGAAAAGTTTGGGATTATTGGAAAAAGACGAGCAGATTTTTTAAGACAATACAATCCTGCAAGCGAGATGGTGCTTTATCTTGCAGCATTCGGACATTATCTGGGGGAGTCCTTAGCCGCCGGTGGTATTTTAGACGGGTCAGACCCACAGCCGGCAGTGAGAACAGCGAAAGGACACCTGAAGAATTAACAGGGATTAATAGATTAATATGGAATCCGATAATGAAAGGAAAAGCAACCTTGACGGAAATTAAAGAAAAGATGACAATTATTGAGCTTATGACACTTAACAGCTTAATTGATTATGAAGAAGATCAACAACAGCTTGAGTACAACAGACAGTACGAATCAATGAGAAAAGGCGGCAAGATATGAGTTTAAGAGATCTTTTCATATCTATCGGCGTTGATGCGGATTTAAATCAGCTTGACAAGATGGATAAAGGGCTTGATAATATAAAATCTGGTGCTATGGTCGCAGGTGCTGCAATTGCCGGATTAGGTTTTGCCGTTGGCAGTGCGTTCAAATCTGTAATAAGTGCCGGCGGTGAAATGGAACAGGCTCAAGTAGCTTTTCAAACAATGTTCGGGAGTATTGAAGCTGGTAATAAGATTGTAAAGGAAATTGAAGATTTTGCACTTGTAACACCTTTTTCTTTATCACAAGTTGAACAAGGAATCAGACTTCTTAAAGCCTACAACATAGAAAGTGAAAACTTGTTCTCTACTTTCAGCAATCTTGGAAATATTGCAGCAGGATTGAATGTTGATCTTACAAGACTTGCAACTGTATACGGGCAGGTGAAAGCGAAAGGCTTTCTTGATGCTCAAGATATGAGACAATTTACAGAAGCTGGAGTCGGATTGCCTAAGATGCTTTCAGAGATAACAGGATATTCTCAAGCAATGATTGCAAAATCTCCGAAAGAACTTGGAATTACTTTTGAAAATGTTGCAGAAGCACTTGAAAAAATGACAGGCCCGGGCGGACAATTTGCGGATCTAATGGAAAAACAAAGCCAGACATTACCTGGCCTTATTTCAAATCTTGGTGTAATGGCAGTTATTATAAAGCGTGACATTGGAAAGCAGGTTAATGAAGTAATTAAGCCATATACAGTAGAACTTTTCAAACAATTACAGCTTAACAGAAAAATAGTTTCTTCTACTTTGGGAAAATGGATGTCTAAAATCGCTTCTGTTGCTCTTACTGTTATAAAAAATTTCGGCGGAATTGTAAAAATTGCAAAGGTAGCAACAGCAACACTTGGAATCTTAACAGGATCAGCGATTCTTTATGGTCTTGGAAAAATTGCCATAGGACTTTCTCAAGTAGGCGTTGCAGGTTTTGCGGCTTTTGCGAAAACTTTTGCAATAGGGCTTGTTTTTGCCGGTGCTATTTCTGCTCTTATTTTGCTTATTGACGAATTATGGATGACATTTACAGATCCCAAAGCTGACACTTATTTAAGAGATATTGTAAACGCTTTGAAAGAAGATTTTCCGGAAGCTGTAAAGATTGCAGGAAAAACTTTTGATATGGTTTTCGGAAGTATTTTTACAATAATTAATAAAATAACTGGTAGAATTCGTGCTTTTCTTGGAAGTATAATCAGTATAACAACAGGTGACGACACTTATTTAAAATCAGCTTTGCAGTTTCTTGATCAAAATGATAAATCTTTCAAGGCAACTACAAATGATGTTTTCAATATAATTCCGAGCAGTAATTCATCCAGCAGTAATATAAGTGTAAATGTAGGTGATATAAATGTTAACAATCCAAGCTCAAGTCTTGACGTGAAGAGTGCGATAATAGATAGTTTTACCAATGTTGGTTTAAATATGCAGCTAAAAGCAAAAGGAATAAGATAATATGGGACGTGTTTTTATATACCCTCAGGAAAATCCTTCAGAAGCAGGTCTGAATATTGACGTTACATCTAAAGAAATGCATTCTAAAACAAACACAATAACCACGCATAGTATTGAAAAAGGCTCTGATATTACTGATAATATAAAAGTTAATCCAGATGAATTAACGCTTGAATGTGTTATTTCAGATGATCGATTTCAGCTTGCCACAATGCTTTCAGGTATATCAAAATCTTTACGACCTAATATTATCAATACAGCCGCTATGGGTGACTTTTTACAACCTTTTTCAAAAACAGTTTATGACTATCTAACCGAATTGAGAAATGAAAAGAAGCTGCTAATTGTTGACACAAGTTATGAATTGTATGAAGATATGGTCATCGAATCTTTTACAACTCCGAAAGATAGTAATGAAGCAATCTTCTTTACTTTAAAACTTGTAAAAATAAAATTTGCGTATAGTTCCACTTCGGACAAATTGCAAGCTGATTCAGCTAATTCTGACAGTGCAGCTACACAAAAAAATGAAGGCAAGAAGCCGCCAAAGCCGGCAAGTGACGAAAAAAGCAGTCAAGGGAACAAAAGTATTGCAAAAACATTATTTGAATAAGGTGGAAGAATGCCGTTATTTATAATACCTGTTGACAATCAGAATCCTGATTTTACGTTTTACACCAATTTAGAAGATTCGACTTATTTTTTCAGGATGCGTTGGAATACAAGAGCTGGGAAATGGTTCATGGATATTCTTAATGATCAAAATGAAGCAATAGTACAATCTGTTGCTATTGTGCAGGGAATTGATTATTTCGAACTTGTTCAGGAAAAAGTACCTGTTGGAAAATTGTTTTTTTCAAATCTGCCTGATCCAACAGCGGATTGTGGGCGTAATGATTTAGGCGAAAATTTTGAAATGTTTTTTAATGGTGCAGTATGACAAAATTATATAACAGAGATGTTGAAATAACCATAGGAAGCAGATCAAATCTAGTTGATTCTGTTTCTTTCGGTGTTGATTTTGACATTGATTTTTCTGTTAATATGACTGCATCAGGGAAAGATCCGAATACAGCGAATGTAAAAATTTATAATGCAAATGTTCAGGATCACGATTTATTTATTTTTGATTTTGATGACCTTTATCTTCAAATCAACGCTGGATATAACAATATTACTGGGACTTTGTATTCCGGGGACATAACATACATGAATGAATATAAAGAAAATGTAAACTGGGTATTGGAAATTGTTGCCGGAGACGGACAGAAGGCTGCAAAAGACAATATTATTCAGTTGTCATATAAGCCTGATGTTTCGGCGAAGAAAATAGTCAATGATATTATTGATACTATGAAAAATGCTGGAAATATAGTTGTATCAAGTATAAGCGAAACAGCTTTATCAGCACTTGCAAAGAAAAAAGAAAAAGCAGGCAGAACAATTTCCGAAAGTGCAGGCGATGCTTTAGAAAAGATGCTGGACAAGTTTAGCTATAAGTATACTATTCAGAATAATGAGTTGATAATCTATGCTGTTGACGATGCTATTGAAACAGATGCAATTTATCTTTCCGAAGAAACAGGACTAATTAACAGCCCTGCTATTAAACGGATTGAGAAAGGCAGAAAAGGAAAGAAAACAGTTACTAACGGCGTTGAGTTTGATTGCCTTATACAGCCGAATATAAAACCTGGATGCACAGTTGAAATTGACAGCATAAACGATTCCTGTTCAGATCAGTACGTGGTTCAGGACGTAACAGTTTCGGGAACTACGAAGGATAGTAATTATCACATGAGGGTTTTCGCATTATGAGTAATTTAAATAACATTCTTGATCCGAAAAAACCGCTTTCTGATGTTATAGCGGATTTTATTAAGTTTTACGCTGATTATAAAATCCATGTTGCATTGCCTGTAAAGGTTGTGAAATATAATTCTGATAACCAGACTGTTGACTGTTGCAGGGTAATAAGGGCAAGAAACAATGTTACAGGTGAAATGGACAATCCGGGAAAATTGCTTCTTACTTCAATTCCTGTTGCATATCAGGCTGTTGACACTGATATTTATAATGCTCTGCCTATTCAAAAAGATATGCCGGGTACAGTTGTTTTCTATGACAAGAGTATTGACAACTGGGTTAATACAGATGGTACACAGATTGTTGATGATGACCTTGACCCAAGATCTCATGACATGTCAGATGCTTTTTTTATCCCCGGTACTTTTCCTTTTAAAAAAAATCTTGACGGGGCGAGCACTTCAGATTGGATATGGCGAAACAAAAACATGAAAATTACTCTTGATCCTGATGGGAAAATAAGCATTGAAGGTGCTACTGATGAAGTGTTGACTGTTGTATCAGATGCGTTAGGTCACATATCAGGATATTATACTAATATGCTTACACATCTTGCTGCTTTAAATATTGGCGTTACGGCGTTGAACACAATGGGCGCTGCGTTAGTCGTTCCGACAGGGTTACCAGATGCGGGATCAAAAACTGCTTTTACTGGTGCAATGGGGGCGTGGCTAGCTTCATTAACAACAATGACAACAAATGTTACTACAGACAAAACAAATATAGACGCTGATAAATTAAAAATAGATGGTTTAAAAATATGAGTGATATAAAAATAGACATTAACACACAAGATCTTGTTTATACAGACAATGACTTGACTTTCACAGAAGATTCTCAGGAGTCTATAGGTCAGGACATTGCAACTTATCTTAGAACCTGCAAGGGCGAATGGTTTCGTGATGTAACAATGGGACTTGATTATTTCAATGAAATTTTAAAAAATGGAATTGATCCGGGAATAATTGCGAGCAGGATTAAACAGGCAATTCTTTCCCGGGAAGGTGTTCTTTCCGTACAGGGCGTTAATGTTGTTTTTGATTCAGCAACAAGTCTTTTGACGGTTACGGTGGAAAAAATATTTGTGAAAGATGGAAGTTTTCCTTACACAGTTGAACTATAGGGGTGTAACATGGCAGGAATAACCACAACAGGTTTTGAAATTGATACTTTACAGCAACTTGAACAAGAGATTGAAGATGCTATAAAAAGCAGTGTTTTAGGGACTGCGAACACAGCCGGGAATACTGTTTTCGGGCAGCTTAAAGCGTTGATTGCTCAGCGGGATCTTAAAATGCAAGAGTTACTTCAGGATGTTTACAATTCTAAAACTATAGCTGCTACAGGAACTAATCTTGATCTTGTTGCAGAACTTGCCGGGAAAATAAGGTTTCAAGCTCAAAAGGCTAGAATAAGAGATTTTGAGCTTACATTTTCAGGCAATATTGATTTAAGTGCCGGTTTTACTTTTGCGAAAGAAGATGATGATACTGTTTTGTTTGAGCTTGAGGAAGATTTTTCTTATACTTATGTTGGTCCGGGAAACGAAACAACAACAATTGACCTTGTCGCAACAGAAACAGGAATACTTGATGTAAGTACGGATGAAATTAATGTTATTGTCAGCCCGATTGCAAACCTCGAAAGTGCTACAAATGACAGCAGCAGTACTTTTGTTCAGGGTCGGGATATAGAAACAGATGCTGAATTAAGGATTAGGCTACAGAATGAACCGTTTACAACTCAGGAAGGTACAGCTTTTGGGATTCGTGGTTCTATTCTTGCTCTTAACAATATAGAAGATTCCGGAATTACAGCAATTGAAAATGTTTTTGTCGTTGAAAATCCTAGCAATTCTCAGGATGCTGACGGCAGACCCGCACATAGTTACGAAGTGATAGTGTATTATGACGGCTGCATTGCCTCTCCGGATTCTGATACTGATGAGGCAATTGTTGAAGCAATAGCAAAATCCAGACCTGTTGGAATTGAAGCAGTAAGTACAACAGGGAATGAATATTCTGCAACATATACACTTGATAATAATAATTCAATCGGGATAGTATTTTCCCGACCTTCCACGACAGATATTTACGTCAGAGTTGACTGTACTGGTGAAAATGGTGCTTTGACTTCAGATCAGAAAACAGCTTTAAAAGAATGGATTGAAGAATGGGGGAATGATCTTGGTGTTGGACAGGACGTTGTTGTTTACGGTCGGGAAAGTCTTACAAGCAGGCTTAATGATTTTGAAGATATTGCGTTAACTGATTATGAAATAAGCATAACGACAACAGGAGCGGCACCGGCTCCAACTCCTGGGACTACAGATGCAAACATAGAAATTAATAACACATCAATAAGTTTTTGGGATACCGCAAACATTAATATACAGGATTTATAATGGTCAGAACATTAGAAATATACACTTATGAAGAGCCGCCAAGAGTTGAAGTCGGTGATGTTGGTGTAATTAATGTAATTTTTTTCGCAGCAAATGAACCGGTTACAATAGAAAGTGCTAGTGACATAGAATGCGATAATCTGGTTTTTTTCCCAAGCACAATTGATTTATCTTTCCCGCTTACTTTTCGGTATGTTGTTATTCCGTTTACAGTTAATCCGGATAGTGTCAATGAAGAAGTCGGGGTGATTAGTGTTGTATGCAATGCAAGTATTACCGCAGATAATCTTGTGGCTTATGGTACTGTTAATTGGGACACTGGAGTTGAGCAGATTGATTTTAATGAAGAATTGTCAGAAAAAATATTAAGTCAGTATAAAGCTGAAATTGATAATGAAGGAATTTATGTCGATGACAAGCATGCTGATTATATCGATGAACTTGGAAATGTATATGTGGAGGAATAGATGGCAGTAAGAAATCCGATAAGAATAAAAAGTAAAGACATTGTAACAAGCCCGGCTGGTAATGAAACAGCTCTTGCATACAGCCCAAATTTGTCAAAAGATATTCAAATTAGTCTAGCAAATATTGCAGGATATGTCCAAAGTTTACCGGTCACAAAAACAAGACACGCCGTGATACCTATAGAATGGGCGGAAGACGGCTCTGTTGCTCCTGATGCCGCAGAACTAATTACAGATACAAATGGCAATGTCAGAGTAAGAAAGTTTTCCGGAACAGTTGATCAGGATGTTGTTATTCCCTGGATGGTTCCTGATAATCTTGATGCTGATGAAGATGTGAAATTTTCAGTTGTCGGTGTTATAACAGAAGCCACAACACCAAGCCCGACAGAGCGAGCTTATTTTGGTCTTGCAGGATACAGTATTGGACATGAAGACCCTATTGACGGAACTTTCGGGGATCAAGTTTCAGTTATTGCAGAAATACAGAGTGAATCTCAATATGATTTATTCGAGACTTATCAATCTGACGCTGTTACGATAACAAATCTTGCAGCTGGAGAGCTTGCGATGCTACAATTACAAAGAAGAGCTACAGAAGGTCAAGACACTTATGCACAGAAAATCGGCGTATCTTTTCTAAAAATAGAATACTCAATAACGGAGTAATCATGGCAAAGGTTGAAGATTTATTAAATGCACTGCTTATAAACAGTAATGATTTAGAGCAGATTGCAAATGATTTATATTCTCTACTTGTAATTGATGTCTGTAAAGGTCAGCAACTTCGAGAAATCGCAAAACTGGTAGGACTAAAAAACATTACAGTATCTAATACAGATCAGCTGAGGGCGTTTATCCGGGGTCAGATTGGTAAGAATACAAGTAAGGGAGCAGCAGCAGAAGTATTGAATATCTGGACACTAATCAGCAGGGCAGATAACCCGAAAATACTGGAAATGTATCCAGCAGAAATAAGGCTTGAAACTGATGTTGATATTAGTACAGAATACGTTGATTATATTCTTCAATTTATGCAGGAAAGTGTTGCAGCCGGTGTCCTAGTGTCAAAAATAAAAAGAACAAGATCAAATGACGGTTGGTTCAGGTTTTCAAGGAATGGCAGCTTTTCAGATGCAAGTTTTACAGATTGCGGCTTGGATGCTGGAAAATTAGATGAAGCAATAGCAAGATAAGGAGATAATTATGGCAAGAAACAGCGGGCAGAGAGCTAATATAAAAAAACAATTTACAAATCCGACATATGGAACTTCTGAACCTTCAGGCGGATTATTCACTTCTGGTTGGGATTTCGAGGATACTATTGATTATGATGAATGGAACTGGATGTTAATGTCTGATACGAAACTGCATGAACAAGTCAACACAGATGTTTTTCAATACACTGTTGATTATACTTCCGGAACAGATGCTTTTAGTGCTGCCGGAACATCCGGAGATCCTTTCAAAACAATCCCCTATGCCTTGGAGCAGATCCCTTGTGGAAAACAAGGTGAAATAACATTAAGTATTGAAGATCATCCAATTACTTCTGATTCTACAATGTTCAGCAATAGCGTTGTTTTCACTTCTGCTGGGACTGCTACAATCACTTTTAAGCATCCAGCCGCAAGCAATTTCTATTATGGAATTGTTGTTGAAGGTGGAGCTTGTATTGATTTTGATTCAATTCCTGTTAATATGGAAGATCAGATCACTGCTGCAATAAGTTCTGATATAGGCTTAATTACATGTACAGAGGGCGTTAATGTTGTAAGAGTAAATAGCACTGTTGAGCTTAACAATGTGACTTCAACTACAACAGACGTTCCAAGCTTTATAAGAATTGAACAAGGAACGACAAAACTTGAAATCGGATCTTCTGCAACAATCAATAACAACGCAAAAACATATATAATGAATATGTTAACAGCTCTTTCAGTTGGTGAAATATATGAGATGACTGGTGCTACAATTGACAATACAGCTTATTATGCTGACGGTGTCACAAGGCAACACGTGAAAGAAACTGTTGCTTATGTTCCTGTTACAACCGCAACAGGTGGGACATTCAAGCTGAAATTCAGAGATAAAACTATTGAAACTGGTGCTATTGCCTGGAATGCTTCAGGTGCTACAATTACAACAGAGATAGAAAGTGCTTTAGGTTCTGATACGGTTCACGCTGTAACAACCACAAAGCCTGGAGGAAGTGCAATCACTTCACTTTCTGTTACTTTCGCAAGTCTTATATATGAGCCATACTGTGCAAGTTCGAGCTTGACTGCTGCATCTTCAATCGCTACTTACATCACAAAAAGACAAAATATCTTACCGCCTGTAAATTTGAAAACAAACATTGAAGGCATAAATGACAATTCAGTCGGATATTCTTAAAAGGAGTTAAAAACATGAATCCTTATAAACTCGGTGCAGTAGTTAGAAGGCGAAACGGCAATGCATGGGAACAGATTACAAGCATAACTGGTTTCACACCTAAAATTTACGCAGGTCATTTTTGTGATGGGACAAAGATGTTCATTATGGGCGGGAGAAATGCCGCTGGTAATAAAACAACTGACATACAGTATTCAACCGATGGAGCTACATGGACAACATCAAGTAGCAGTGTCCCCGCAGTTGAAGCAAACGCTTGCTGTGATGACGGCGGTGGAAATGGTTACGAGACTTATGGAATCGGAGCAAGTTACTTCAACATGGTGAGGGACTGGAACGGAATTACTTTCGCAGGTCACACACCAACAGGTGATAATCTTGCGAGATCATACCACGTTGCATTATATTACGATTCAAAAATATGGATTATAGGTGGTTATTCAGGAGGTAATCTTGACACGGTTGGTCACATAACTACTAGTTGGGTTGCGACTGATCTTGGCTCACAGCTTCCCAAAACTATCGCATACCACGCCGGATGTGTTTTTGATAGCAAGATGTGGATAACAGGAGGTTATGATGGTGCTAATTTTCTTGATAATGTCTACAGCTCAACAGACGGAATAACCTGGACCTCTGAAGGAACTCTTCCGGCTAGAACATTGAGACACACAATGGTTGTTGCTGACGGAAAGATGTGGGTAATTGGTGGCTATGATGTAGATGCGGGGGGATATACCAACAAGGTTTACACTAGCACTGACGGTTCGACATGGATAGAAGACAGTGCAGAAGTCAACTGGGATGCAAGAGATTCTCATCAGGCATTTGTACTCGGGAGTTATATTTACATTGCAGGCGGAAATGATGCAGGCGGGTTCAAGACTGATATATGGAAACTGGAGTATTGATGAGAACTTTTAACCTTCTGGGAGGAGTTTCATTAGTTGTAGTAATGATTGCAACAATAATTTTTCCTGAAATACTGTTTGCGGTTTCAGAAAAAATGCCAGCTCAGGAATCTCTAATACAGTGGGGTGTTGGCTTAATCGTGACAGCAATACTTTCCCCTGTTTTAATATGGTACTTCAAAAAGAAAACCAGAATCTGGGAAGCTGAAGCGAACAGTAGACTTGATGTGTTTGAAGTTTCAGTAGGTCACAAGTTTGACGTGTTGTATAAAGAAATTGCTGTAATGTCTAGTGCCATAGCAGAAATGCAGAAATCAGTTGCAGAGATTCATGGCAAACTTGAAAAAATAGAAAGGCGAAAAGGTGAAAAGATTAACTACTCAAGAATGTTTGATGATGAGTGGTCTAAACATAAGAAAACGCTTTCGAAAATAGGACAAGAGCCGGAATATATCGGAAGAAAATTTTTCACTACATTTAAAGAATTTTGCATGAGCGTTCATAATTACAACATATCAAAAGAAATTGATTTTGAAGATGTTGTAAATCGTTGGAAGGAAGTAGGCTTGGGAATAGCTGAAGATGTTAGGATGTATGCACTAACGCTTGCAGATGAGAAATACGTCAACTTAATACTTGACCGTATTAACAAGCCTAACAAACATTACTGGTCAGAAGTTTATGAAATTTTCAGCTGCAAACATACCAGGTTAAATGACAAGTTTGCCAAATTCCAAAAACTTTCAGAAGCATATATAGCAGAAATGGTTAGTATATTAGTGGCTAACTGGTCGCAAGATTATAAATGCAAAATGCAATTAAAGACTTCAAGCAAGGTTATAAGTCAGAAATTTTAAGGAGGTTATTATGTATGCACGAATTTATATGGCAATTCAGATGCTTGTCGGAATATTCCTTAGCAATCAGTTTCTTCAAAAGGTTGCAATTGAACTGCTTGAGCATCTTGCAAAAAAAACAGACACTGACATTGACGATGAAGGTGTCAGGCTGTTTAAAAATTATCTCGAAAAAAGAAGGCTAACAAGATGAGAATGTCTGTAGATCAGCTATGTAATGATGTAGATACAATAAGAGAAACTTTCTGCAATCGAAGTAAGGCTGGTGATAGAGACGCACAGCACTTGGAGGATCTATGCTTTCAGATTGTTGAAGGCATTCGTGCATTGAATGATTTACTGAATAAAAAAGAATTAAAAATTGAAATGATTGCTAACAAAAACAGGAGATTAGAAAATGAAAAAGCTAATACTAACAGTTGCACTGGCTATGAGTCTTGTCCTTACAGGATGCATCGGGACAGTTAAAACTAAAGTCAAACTTACAGACAAGAAAGGGAATGAGTACAGTTGCACCACAACAGTCTCTCCGGATGAAGCGAAAGCTGAAGGAAAGAAGGTTGACTTAGAGTGTGAAGTTGATGTGAAACTGAAACAGAAAGAAGACTAATTCTTTTTTCTGTTCTTGATTTTGTTCTTGATCTTAATTAGAAATTTAATCAGCTTGTCAATGCTTACTGAGTATTCTATGAAAAAACTGCCTTTCATTTTTTTAATCCTATAAGTGTTGATTTTTTCTGCAATTTCTTTTGTAATTCTCATCTTAATTTTATCCTTTTTCTTTTGCAAGTTTTTTTTCCAACTCTTTTATTCTTTTTCTTTTTTCTTTTTTTTCTCGTGCATCATAATCATTAATACATTTTTCAATCTTTGGGTGATTAACACCGTGTTTTTGTAAATCCCTAGCAACACTAATACCAATTTTTTCTTTTTCTAACAACTGATTTACATACTCTATAGCTTCTTCTTTTGTGCAGAAACCTTTAATTACGTAAGAATCATGGGAGCCATAACCAGCATATTGTCCTAAATGCACAGAAACCTTAGATGCACCAGTATGATCAACATCAATACGTTTTCTAAATATTACCGATGCTAGCTCTGTTTTTTCATACTCATATGTGGAATTTAAATTTAATAGTTTTTCAATTTTTATGAGATTATAAGATGTTAAAACCGCCCACACATAATTACCCTCCACAAAATTTATGAAGTCAGTCGCCCACTCATGACGATTTATTAACTTTTTCATTTCTTCAAGTTGTTTTTTCGCTTCTAATACTATACTATGTGATTGCATCTTTGCGTTTTTGATTATTTCTTTTGCCTTTAATTCTGCTTTTTGTATGATCTGATTGCTCTCAGCAATTGCCAAGTCTGTTGTCATTTTGCGATTTTTTACTAAATTTTGTGGAACCATTAATCTTACTTTTTCAAATTCTGTATATGGATCACCATAATGCTCATATACAGAATAAGGTACTTCTATATCAATTATAGCCATATCATCTACAATACCAATTAAATCACATTCCTGATTGTTGTAATACTTTTTATTTTCTTCTGACATCTTAACCACCTTTAGTTGTTTTTAACTCCACTTTTTACAATGAAACCATCTGTCTATCATAATGTTCCCAGCGTTGCTGCATATTGTTTGGCAGTTCCCACACCATTTATAATTGTCTATTGTGACTTCAACGTTCATTTTTTTTTCGCCATAATCACATATTTAAGCTGGTTTCTATCTGTTTCTGACATACGTTTGAATTTCATTTTGATGATTTCATCGACATCAAGAACTTTAGGATCGTCCAGCTTGCGCAAATTAAAAACGATATCTTTTTTTGTGAAAATAAGAGAATCATGAGTATCAAATAAATTACCATATTTATCAACAGAATCGTCTTTTGCTTCTGAACAGTGGAAACCTTCGTCTCTTAGAAAAATCTTAACCTTACTCCAGATGCTGTTTATTGTTCTCATTCTTGGCATTGAAAAAGCAAAATCAACATTATTTATCATTTCAAACGGAAGCAGTTTCGCTTTATACAGATTGTATGAGCCTATTGTATCAACATCAAAATAATTCTTTATCTTCCTAACTAAAATCATTACTTCTTTTTCATGTTGTTTATTCATTTATCTCCTCCATTAATAATTTGTTCCTGAGCCTTATAATAATTTTTTAAGATAATTTCTTTCAACTCAATAAAGAAACCACCTTTCACTAAAAGATTTTGTGTTAAAAGCATCTTCAATTAATTCAGGTTTCCAATGTTCTATTTTGCCGTTTTCGTCAATATCCAAAATTATATAATCACACCAGCCTGGATCTTTTAATGACAAGATTTCCGGTGGATACATTTGTGATGTACGAATTAACTTCATTTCTGCATCAAGAAATTTATAATAGCCTCTATCACATACTTTATAATGTACTTCTGCTGTGTTGCCTTGCTCCCAATTAGTAATAACACCTGTATCAACTTCTATAATCGGACACCAACAACCATCTTTTATACATGGCATCTTACCGAGACTATCTTCGATGTTATTAAGTATAGAATCTTCCCAATGTCTAACACCCGCCGATATTTGCAAATATGCAATATCAATTGTTTTTGTTGTTTTTGATTTAATTCTCATTTACACATCTCCTTTAGTAATTAGGTTCACCACACATTATCCTTTCTGGATAATATGCTATACTCATAATCTCAAGTTCCCCACAGACCGGATGTTCCATGTTGGAGACAACATTGTCAGGCTCATAGCAGGACAAGAAGATCAGGCATAAAAAGTTAATCACACTTGCCTCCAGATTTCTCCGTTTTTACAATAATCATTGCCGCTTTCATACATACATAATTCATTCGACACCTCATTTACATAGCAAAAGGGACTTTTAAAAATTTACCCATAAATGGATAATACATCTCGCCATGATAGCTATCTCCGCAAATACCACATTCCTGATCAACCCACTCATAATCAAATAATGGTATATCTGAATCCTGTTTTGTTCCTTTCGGGGAATCAACTATCTCAGGGAAACCAATCCAATAACCTTCTTCTTTTGCAACCATCGCAATATGATCAAAAACTTCTTTTATTTGGTCAACAGTAATCATTCTATCCTCATCATCTTCAACTAGTTTAAAAATCACATCACCTCAAGCAATTCGGACACCATGCGTATCCGTTATTAATTATCACAGCCTGTTTCCCGCAGTACGGACATTTAAAATAAGTATTCATTCGTTTTCACTCCATTCCATAATTTTTTCACATATATTATACCAAAAATCGGGTTCTAAATGTGTGCCCCCCCAATCAAAAGCATTGTTTAACAATTCAAAATCATTTTCGGGCAAAACTTTTTTTCCAAAAACACCCCCATTAAACGTGCCGTCAATTTCAATTTTATCAAGCTCCAAACAAATTTCTTTTCCTTTCTCATGTCCAAAAACTTTATGCATCATTTTGTACAGATTTCGTTTGTTTGTTTTTAGAATATCACTCATTTGTTTTCGCTCCATTCCATAATTTTTTCACATATGTTATACCAAAAATAAAGTTTCTGGGGAGATTTACACCAGGAAAAAGCACG